AAAACGCCTTGGCAGCCCACATAACGGAACACGTTGCTTTTCAATACAGAAAAGAAATTGAAGACAGGTTGGGTGTTCCGATGCCTAGTGAAGACGAGCCTTTGCCAGATGATGTGGAAGAGCAGTTATCTAAGCTAACGGCACAGGCAGCAGGTCAGGTATTAACTAAGAGTCAGGCAGATATGGCAGAGCAAGAAGCACAACAAAAAGCACAAGACCCACTTACGGTTATACAACAAAGAGAGATGGCTCTTAAAGAAGCAGAGTTTGAGCATAAAAAACAAATGGACATGGCAAAGATACAAGTAGATACAGACCTAAAGAAAAAAGACCAAGAGATAGAAGTAACAAAGGTAGCTACAAACGCTATACTTAGTGAGGCAAAATCTAAAAGAGATGAAAAGCGAAAAGGTTTTCAAGACGGTGTTGACCTAGCTAGAGAATTTATAGATGAGTGATACAGCTTACAGCCCTATACTAAAAAGAATAACAGATTACAAAGAAGACCTAAAAGAACACCTTGCAGGAGGTGGAGCTAAAACTATAGAGGAGTATGCTCGTTGTGTTGGTGAGTATAAATGCCTTAAAAAATTACAAGAGGATATACTTGACATAGAGAAAAGATTTATAGATGATTAAAAAAAGTACTATGGTGCTTTTCGTTTAACGCAAGGAACTGTGATCCTTAATCACTGCATGAGGTAAAAATGTATCAAGCTGTAAAAAAGGAAGAAGACCCAAAGGTCGCTTCCAAAATTCCCGAACCAAAAGGTTACAAACTTTTAATATCCCCAGTAGAAGTAGATGAAAAAACTGAGGGCGGTTTATATATGCCTGACCAAATAAGAGATGCTGAAGGTGTTGCATCTATTATAGGTTTCGTAGTTAGCATGGGTTCTGATGCTTACAAAGATCAGGAAAAGTTTCCAAATGGTGCTTACTGCAAAAAAGGTGACTTTGTAATATTTAGATCATACTCAGGAACAAGATTTAAAATTCATCAACAAGAGTTTAGATTAATTAACGATGACACAGTAGAAGCCGTTGTCGATGACCCAAGAGGATATAAAAGAATATGAACGATGTAGCAGAAAAATTAGAAGAACCCATTGAAGACAGCAATAATGTAGTCGATCAAGATGATTTTGAGGTTGAGGTAGTAGACGATAGACCTGAAGAAGATAGGGTTGCTAAAAGAAACGAATCACCAGACCCTGATGCTGTGGACGATGGGCAGGAAGAGGTAAGAAATTACAGTCAAAATGCTCAGAAAAGAATATCACAGCTAAAATATGAGTTTCATGAGGAGCGTAGAGCTAAAGAAGAAGCTGCTAAACTAAGAGAAGAAGCTTTAAAATATGCAGAGAATCTTAAGAAAGATAACGAAAAACTAAGAAAAACCCTAGCTGAAGGCGAAAATATGCTGATAGATCAAGCTAAAGGCAGGGTAAATGCTGAGTTAGAAGAGGCAAAAAGAAGCTTCAAAGAGGCATACGAGTCTGGCGATCCTGATAAATTAGTAGAGTCACAAGAAAAACTAGCCCAGTTACAAAACGAAAAATTTAGAGTGGCTGAGTATCAGCCTAAGAAAGAAGACTTAGAAAAGGCACAAGCTCCACAGCCACAAAAGCAACAGCCATCATTGTCAAGCAGGGGCGTAGACTGGCAAAAAAATAATGATTGGTTTGATAAAGATATGCGAATGACAGGATTTGCTTTAGGTATACACGAAGAATTAAAACGAAAAGGTGTTGTACCAGACAGCGAACAGTATTATAAAGAGATAGATGAGGAAATGCGTAAAGCTTTCCCTGACAAGTTTGAGACTGAGCAAGAAGCACCTCAGTTACAAAATGGAACCGTGGTAGCCCCCGTTGAACGTAGCGGAAAAAAATCACGCACTGTGCGTCTAACAAGAACCCAAGTAGCACTCGCAAAGCGACTTGGTCTCAGCAATGAGCAGTACGCAGCGCAATTAATGAAGGAACAATTCAATGGCTGATAGAGAACCAAGAAGTACGCAAACTCGTGAAAACCACGCTAGAAAAAAGGGATGGGAAAGACCTACCCTTTTGCCAAAGCCTGATCCAAGAGAAGGTGTTGAGTTTCGTTGGATAGCGACAGCAGTTATGGGGCAACCTATGACTCCCAATGTATCCTCAAAATTCCGTGAAGGTTGGACTCCAGTATTAGCTAAAGATCACCCAGAATTGCACGTTATGACAGATATCGATTCAAAGTGGTCTGAGAATGTAGAGGTTGGTGGGTTACTTTTATGTAGCATCCCAACCGAAACTATAGAAGCCCGTAAGGAATATCACAAAGAGCAGTCAAGACGACAGATTGAGAGTGTTGATAATTCTTATTTAAGAACCAATGATCCACGGATGCCAGTTCTGAAACCAGAGCGAAGCACCCGTACAACTTAATGGAGGTAGACATATGTCTAGCGCATCTGCTCCTTTTGGATTACGACCTGTAGGTACTTTGGGTGGCGAATACACTGGTGGTTTTCGTCAATATCCAATCCTATCCTCGTATTCAACAAGGATTTGTATGGGAGATGTCGTCAAATTAAATGACGATGGTTCCACAGTCACCGTCCAGAAAGATACAGGCACAAGTGCGTGTACACCTATCGGTATTTTTCTAGGATGTCGTTTTATCGATGTAAGTACTAGCCAACTTACATTTTCACAACAATGGTCAGGCGCAGCCCACACTAGTGGGATGGCTTATGTAGCTGATGATCCAAACATTCTGTTTGCTATACAAGCAGACGGAACAGTAAATGATGATGATCTGGGTGCTAACGTAGAGTTAGAGCAAACAGCATCAAGTTCTACGTTTGGTATCTCTCGTGTTAGTCTTGATATTAGCACGACAGCAGTTACAGCAGCTTTGCCAGTAAGGATTGTTGATTTCCTTGGCGGTCACGATGGTGACGAAAGAGGGTCAAGCTTTCCAATAATGGTCTGTAAATTTAACACAGGTCACCAATTAGGTGTCGGTGTTGTTTCTGGCAACGCACCAGGAGGTGGTTAATCATGGCAGTTATGAGTAGAGCAAATCTCTTAAAAGAGTTACTACCAGGTCTAAACGCTTTGTTTGGATTGGAGTATGACGGCTATGAGAATGAACACGCTGAAATTTACGAAACTGAAAACTCCGATAGAAGTTTTGAGGAAGAAGTAAAGCTAAGTGGGTTCGGTGCAGCCCCTGTTAAACAGGAAGGTGCATCCATCTCTTACGACTCAGCACAAGAGTCATTCACTGCTCGTTTTAATCACGAGACAGTGGCTATGGGTTTCTCTATTACAGAGGAAGCTATGGAAGACAATTTGTATGACAGCTTATCGGCACGTTATACAAAGGCTCTTGCTAGAGCGATGGCTTACACAAAGCAAACAAAGGCAGCGGCACTTCTGAACACTGGTTTTGATACATTCACCTCTGGTGATGGAGCTTTCTTATTTAGTGCTTCCCACGGTACAGTGGCAGGCGGTAACAATAGGAACCAACCATCAGTAGCGGCTGATCTCAACGAAACATCTTTGGAGCAGGCAGTGATTGACATTGCGGCTTTCGTAGATGAAAGAGGTCTATTGATTGCAGCGAAGCCAAGGAAGTTGATTGTTCCACCTGCATTGATGTTTACAGCAACTAGATTGCTACAAACAGATTTGAGAGTGGGAACTTCTGACAATGATCTAAACGCTATTAAGACCAATGGGTCTATCCCAGAGGGCTATAGAGTTAATCATTACCTAACAGATAGCGATGCTTTCTTTATAATCACAGATGTTCCAAACGGAATGAAGCATTTCGTTAGAACTCCTATGGCTACTGGCATGGACGGTGACTTCAACACTGGAAACGTAAGATACAAAGCAAGAGAGAGATACTCTTTCGGTGTATCTGATCCACTTGGAGTATATGGTTCAACAGGAGCCGCATAAACTAGCAAAAACTGGGGGCAAGAAATTGCCCCCTTCTAATTTACCTTGACAGCGTAAGCTGACATTTGCCAAGACAAGGAGAATAACATGGCTAACTCAACATTCGCAGGACCTATTCGCTCAAAGAATGGTCTTAAAACAGTATCTGAAAATGCAACAACAGGAGTTATTACTGAACAAATAGTAGCTTCTAGTGGTGGTGTTTTAGAGGTACAAAAAGTAGCAACATCAGGAAGAGACAATATCGTAGCAGCAGGTACAACAACTGGTGCAAACAATGCAAGTCTTGGAACAGCAGCTACAATATTCAACGTAACTCCAAATGCACACGGTTCTG